ATTGCCTCGTCGGTGAATTCAAACTTCTCTTGGCGATCTACTGTCACCTTGATCGTGTCGGCTCTATTCTTAAGTGAAAAGCTGTTGACCTCTTTTGGCGTTTTGCCTTCTATGGTATACATACGCTCGTACAGCTTATTGGCTTCGGCTATGCTGTATTCCTTCAGCTCCTTCATTTCGTTGTGGATCTGGGTGAACTTGGAAGCGGTGTGATCCAGGAACGACTCCTTGTCGTTGAAATACAGCTTTTCGGCTTTCTCCTGGGATTCTTTTTTGGCTTGCTTGCGTCTTGCGATTTCCGCTTCAAGCTCCTTCTCGCTTAATGTAGCGAGGTCTAGTGTTGGGGTTTCAGTTTGTGTGCTCATTGTACTCTTATTTTTGTGTTGTGGGTTAAATGAATGGTTAAGGCTACTCCCGATCGTTTGACTTCAAACTCGAATTGTAAAAAGGCGAGTCGAATCGCATCGTCTGTCGTAAATTTCTCTACATCTGTGATGTAGCCTGTTGATTGGTTGGTCTTGTCGTAATGGACTGGCTTGCCGAAATAGTTTGCTAGTCTTTCAAATTTTTCTTTCATGGTATTTTTGATTTTAAGTGTGTAATATTTCATTTGCCTGTTCTATAAGCTCCTCGTAAGCCATAAAGATGTTGTCGTGAACATCCTCCCACTCAACTAATTCTGCACGACCATAAATGTTGAGTATTTCCTGTTCTTTGCCGTTAATGACTGCTAGTCTTAAGTCTTTTACTATCTGTCCAGCTTGGTCTGTATTATTCATCGTCCGCTTTCATTTGTTCAATTAGATTATTTACTTTTTTTTGCAAACTCTTATGGAGTATGTATCTGGGCTCTCTTTGGATACCTATTGTTAGGTTATTTTTATACTCAATCCATGCAGAGTGTTCTAGGTGTATCAATGCTCTCTGAAACCACGTGAGCTCGTTTGGAAAGTTGATTCTTTGATACTTCAATACGCCAATCAAGTCGGTAAGTCTTTGAGTGGCCCTGGCATGTTCGTTAATTTGATCTGTATTCATAGTCTTTAGTTTTTAGAGCTTTTTTAATAAGTGGTTTTGAATAGTATTGGGTAATTTTGGTAGTGATATTGTTATAAAAGTCCCAGATCGTATCTTTGCCTAGATCTTCATAATCTCTCACCTTCCATATAAAGTCGTCCTCCAGTGCTCGATATACGCTTATCCAGTATTGAAAAAGCTTAGTGTTGGCGATAAGCTTTTGCAAGTCCGCATCATTGTTCGAATATGATTCGCACCAAACCATGTAAGTGTCTAGTACAAACATGCTATGCTCGTGCGGTGTTATCTTGAGTGTTTGTGCTACTGTTTTCATAGTCTTATTTTATTTCGTTCCAGTATTCAGCTGCGCCTTCGTTCCAGATGGTGTAAAGCTCACCACCTCCAAATCTTGAGAGTATAGAAGCTCTAAACCCTTCAATATGTATCTTCACGTCAGCATCATACCTAACGTGCTTTGCTGCTCTGCCTTCCGGCTCTCTGCCTTCGGCATGGCTAGTGAAAATGACCAGCTTTTTATGTTTAATCACATAGGCTTTAAATGCTTTGTACTCTGGTTTGCTCATTGCTGCGTATTGGTAGCTGTCAAAAAAATAGAAGTCTGGGCTTTTAGGCTTTGCCATTCTTATTTTGAGATCTTCCACACTTTCAGAAAGGATCACAAACCGCTTTTTGACCAGGTGCATCTGGTTACGCTGTAAGGCTTGTCGAAAAGACTTTCTTGCGCCTTCCTCCAGCGTATTGTAGGCGACCTTTTTGAACTTGCACAACTCTCTTGCTAATTGCATGCTGAAACTTGTTTTTCCATTTCCAGACTTGCCCCAAATGATCCAGATCCCTGTTGCTTCTGGTATGCCTATTGAATCTTTCCAAAGCCCCTCAAGTTTAATTTCCTTGAAGTTCATTTTATAGATCTGATCTATGCTTATAGCTCGGTTAAGGCTCATTAACTGGTGTTTACTGGTTGTTATTTATTGTTGTTTTGATTTCTTGATCTTCATAGCGTGGATCATACGCTTAACCCGTCTCAGGTCGTTCTCGGAGTCTGTAATGATCTTCTTGATGTCGTTGCGGTCTTCGATACCGTTGGCCACACATACCTGAGTGATGTCGGTAGTGCCAACGCCCTTAAGTTCAATACACTTGCGACCTATACGGCTGTAGATTTCCTTATAGCCTTTCTTGTTGAGGCGAAGGCCTTTTTTAAGGCGTTTCTCCAGGTGATCTGTTGCTGCTAAGACAATCCCGCAGTGGTCCTCCAGTTGGTTGAAAATGGTAATGAAGAAATACAGTACCTGGTCGCTCAGCTTGTCGGCTTCGTCCATGATGATGAGTGGACTGTCTTGCTTCTTAAGTTGCCTGGTCACTTCCATCATCATTTCGGCAACGGTGAGGCCAGAGTAATCTCTTCCCATTGCTTGCAGGAGTTCTGCGAGAAAGTATTTCCTGTTCCAGTACTCGTTGCATTGCAGCAGGTGGGCTCTTTTGTTGTTTTGTGTATAGTGACGGATCGCCAGAGACTTACCGCTTCCTGCTTCGCCTACAATAGCAAATACATTGTGAAACTGCTGAGCGTCTGAAAGGAGGCTGGACATGATCTTGTAGTCTCGAGTCTCCACGACTTGCCATTGGTCTTTTGTAAATCCAGTTTGTGAAGCGATGTTTCTCCACATGTCGTCCGAGATCTTCTCCCAGTTGTCATTGATCACTTGAGAGATCAATGCGCCAGATACACCCTTAAGTGTTCTTGCTGCCTGGTTCTGCGAGTCGTAGCGAGCGCAGTAGTCTTGCAGTTGATTTTTAATTTTTGTTTTGTCTTGAATAGTCATAACTTTGGGTTTTGGATTATTAATAGATTGCCCGTGCTTAAGCTCCACGGGCTTTTTTTACATCATATCGTAAGGATCGCACTCATCGCTGTTGCTAACTTCCTTCTGAAATTGTGCGAGTTCCAATTCTTTCTTTTTAACTGGCTTAGGCTTATTTAGTTTGCTTTTTTGGCGTCTGGAAGACTCTACTCCCTTAATGTTTGGAGATCTTAAGCCTTGTTGGTGTGCTGCACCTCCGTGAGCTTCGAGAATGTCTTCAGTAGCGTTTCTCATGTCTACACGCAGATCTTTGTTGCGTTGGATGATATCACGGACAAATTCCTCTTCGAACTCTGTGATCTCTTGACGAGCTCTGGAGACTTCTACCTTAGTTTCTGCGGCAGTTATAAATCGAAGTCCTAGAGGTGTGTCTTCATACAGATAAATCAGTGTCATGTCTTCAGGATCAAACTTTATGTGAAATTTCTTATCGATAGACTTTCTGTGGAAGTTCATATCGGCTCTGCGATCTTCATCGTAAACCAGATATTCGTACTTAGCGCCTTTCTCTGTGAATGAAAGTCCAGAAGCATTATAAGTCACAGGCTTATACCTAAGAATCCAAAAGAGATCCACCATGTCAAACATGCTTAACTCTGGAGCTTCTGCATTTTTGCTTTCCAAATACATGGATATGCGTGGCTCACCTGTTTTGTGATGTGGGGCTTCGTTCCATTCTTTACGTCTTTTAGCGTATGTGGCTTTGATTTCGTCCAGACTTGGCAGATCGCGTTGATTTGCCAGGATAAACTCCATATTTGCCTTAGATTCTTGTTTTTTGGTGGTGATGTTCTGGCCTGTAAAGAACCAATCGCGCTTCAAAAACTGCTGTTGAAACCTTCCAAATATGCTTTCAATGGTCTTAGATTTACCATTGTAAGGCTGTGTTTTGATGCTGAGACGTGCCAGCTTGGTCAAAAACTCGCCCGATTGTAGCTTCTTATGTCCTCCCTGGCCATCAAACCCAATTTGATAGGGTCTATGTCCAGAAGTTTTCGCAGCCATCTTATAAGCGAAGTATTGCGCCTCATAGTCTTCAGATTTTGAGATATGGTACCCAAGTAGAACTTCGGAGTACGTGTCGATGACTTCATACACCTGGCAAGTCTGCATTTTTCCATTTTCGTCCTGGTAGTAGTAGTTAAGTTTGGTACCATCACTATACCATAGGCTATCACGCTGTGAAGGCATTTTGGTCTTAAGGTGCATGGTGTATTTTTCTTTGGCGGTGACCTCTCCAAATCTGTGACCGTACCAAAGTGGCTTGATGTCCTCCTGGTGTAGATAGTTATAAATGGTCTGCTCAGATTTCAGTTTCTTCCAGCCTTCGTCTTTAGCCAGTTTATTATATTCGGCAAAAAGCTGCATAGTATTGGCAATCTTGTTGACTTGATCTGCCCAACGAGATACGAGCCACATTTTGGCATTGTCGTTGATTTTCTCGGAGTTCTTGTTACAGAAATTACCATGTACCAGGCTGTCAAAACCTTCGGTCTTAAATTGGTTGTATTTCTGCTTAAGTCTGCGGTGGTTGGACGGTAAGGAGTGAGGCCATTGATTGAAGGTTAGTTCACTTACTACTTTAGCCATCTTTTGCCAAACTTGCGTTTTTGCAACTCCAAGAGCTCTACGCTTAGCAAGCTTATTATTCATCATTACATCGATTGTGGTAAGGATGGAAGCATTTGCGGTGTATTCGTTGATGTTTTTCTCTGGAAGGGCTTTATCGTCATTGGTGACGTAGTTCTGGAAGTATTTTTGCGCCTCGAGGTTGGTGTTTAGATAATCGGTAAAAACGATGTGCTTGGTTTTCTTGTAAGGATCACCAGCAATTTGAACAATTTTAGATTTTATCCTATCCGGAATAGATTCAAACTCAATAAGTGCTTTAACTGATCTGCATCCTCTTCGTATGACGTTGATGTTTCCAGCAGAAGCGTGGTAATGATAGTTATTTCGATTAAATATCTTTCTATCAATTAGCCAGCTGGACTCAACACAAAGGGTATCGTTGTAAAATTCAAACATCTTAAGTATTTTTAATATTAGTCATCTTGTAAGGATCACCAGTGATCTCTACAATCTTAGATTTTAGCCTATCTGGAATAGACTCAAATTCGATAAGAGCCTTCACATTTCTGCAACCTCTTCTTATCACATTGATATTACCAGCTGAAGCGTGGTAGTGGTAGTTTTTACGTTTTAGTATATTTTGGTTGATTACCCAAATAGATTGAATGCACAATGTGTTTTTATATAATTCGTACATGCTACACGTTTATAATGTTATTAATGCGAGCACTGATCTGTTTGTACTCTTCAGAAATCTTTTGAGCGGTTTCAGACGTTCTTTCACCATTTATGCTATAAATGACCATTCTTTCTGAAACTTGATATTTACCAGCAAGCCTTGAAATAACCTGCTTTATATATGTATTCCTATTTTTAGTAGATTTGTTCACTTTAAAGATTTTGTTCATGTGATTGAACAAATATATAGTATATAAACTAAATTAGACTAATGAAAATAGTATAAATACTAAACTTTAACACTATGATTATCGATAGACTTTTACAATTCATTGAATACAAAAGCATTAATAAATCTCAATTTTACAAAGAGGTTGGATTAAGCAATGGGTTTCTTGACAAAAGGAAGGACATGGGAGTATCTAAACTAAAAAAGGTTATGGAGGCTTACCCGGATCTTTCTGAAAAATGGCTTATTAAAGGAGAAGGTCCAATATTAAAATCTGTTGTCGAAAAGCCACCAGACAAGGAACTTGACAAGTATTTAATTGATGTTCAAAGGAAACTCATATATAAGCTTGAAGAGGACAACGAACGGCTAAAAAAGCAAATCAAACGCGGAAACAGTTTATCCACAGAGGGACATTAATGTCCCTCTCTCAACGAACGGCTAAAAAAGCAAATCAAACGCGGAAACGGTCATAAATAAGTTGCTTAACCTGAGAGCTAACTAGCAACCACCACACACTTTTAAACTTCTCATTTCACAAAGCTTTATATTACAGGCTTTTACCTTTTTTTTGTTAATAAATTTAAGGAATTAACTACCCTTTTATCGTGGTTAAAAATAGTATTTATACTAATTAATAAGTATTTAGCCTATATGTATGGTGTGTGTATTTTTGTTAAAAACTACACCCAATACTACACCCAATACTATACCCATTCCATTTTTGAGTGATTCGCGCAGCATCCAAATCAAATTGTACAATTCTGCCTTATTTAGTTTAAATACGACCAATAGAACTAACTCAAATAAAGGCTTTAGAGCCTGTTTACATTGATATTATGGTATATAACTGTATATTTGATTGCTCAGTAGAACCTGAGGGAAAGCAAACGGTATTTAACCGTTTTTAAAGCGGTGGTTAATTGGTACTTAAAAGTAGAAAATGTACAATTTGAAAAACGCACAAAAAAAGCGCCTACAAGTGTAAGCGCCTTATTTTATTGACCTTTTGACCTTTTTACTATTATTACTCTATTGTACAATTCGTTTCATGCCCCTTAATTTCTAATTCTCTTTTAGGATACATTTGAAG